AGTCGTGGCAAAATACAAGAATAATGAAATCAAACCTATGTTGTTTCCGTCTATCATCTATGAGACGGTAAAGTCATACAACAATGCATGGGTGTTGTGTGAAGTGAATGATATTGGTGATCAGGTTGCAGCTATTCTAAACTACGATCTTGAATACCCAAACCTACTACAGTGTTCGATGAGAGGTAGGGCTGGACAAATCGTTGGTCAGGGTTTCTCTGGAAAGAAAACTCAGTTGGGTCTCAAAATGTCCAAGGCTGTAAAAGCAGTGGGATGTTCCAACCTGAAGACAATGATTGAAGCGGATAAGGTTCTCTTCAAAGACTACGATATCATATCAGAACTTACTACATTCATTCACAAGAGAAACTCATTTGAGGCTGAGGATGGATGTAACGATGACCTTGCAATGTGTTTAGTCATCTATGCCTGGTTGGTTGCACAAGACTACTTCAAAGAACTTACTGATCAGGATGTTCGCAAAAGATTATATGAGGATCAACGAGACCAAATCGAACAAGACATGGCTCCATTTGGTTTTATTAGTGATGGTCTTGATGATGAAATAATTCAAGGAGATGATGGAACTCTTTGGAGAAAAACTGATCTTGATGATATTAATTCAACCTACGGTGATATGAGTTTCATGTGGGAGTATTATTAATGGATATTGGAGATGAGTTTGATCTAGAACACCTACTTTTTGTAGAAAGAACTTGTAGGGTTTGTAAGGAAAGAAAAAATCTTTTGGATGACTTCTATCTAACTAGAAAAGATAGAGGCTCGTATCCTTCTGCATATTCTTATGAATGTAAGGATTGTACCAAGAAAAGAATAGTCATAAGTAGAATGACCAATAGAGTGTTTGATAGGTGGGAATATCCCGATTGGTAGTGTTCACGTCTAGTTTCCCCATTTGAAAAGGTGACGAACAATAAATAAATTCAGATAACACACTGAAACTTCTAGAGGAAATCAGATGGCTGGTTTAGGCTTAGTGTCTCCTGGAATTAAGGTAAGGGAAGTTGACCTTACTCGTGGCGGAATTACGGGCGTAAGTGACCAGACTGGCGCCATCGCTGGTCCCTTTGTAAAGGGTCCTGTTAACGAACCAATCTTGATCGAGAACGAGAAAGATCTGGTTGAAACCTTTGGCGAACCACAAGAAACAAGTGATCAATACGAATATTGGATGAGTGCTGCTTCATACCTTTCGTATGGAGGAGTCTTAAGAGTTGTAAGAACCGATGGTGGTCAACTGAACAGCGCTAACGCAGCCGTAGCTACAGGATCTGGTTCCTCTGTAACTTCACTGAAAATCAAGAACGTTGATGATTACTTCAACTCATACGAGTCTGCCACAACTTGGTACTGGGCTGCTAAGAACCCTGGTACTTGGGGCAACGGTCTGAAGGTTTGTGTAGTTGACGCAAGAGCAGACCAAACAGTAACAGGTATTACCACTGCTGGTATTCAAGTTGGTGCTGCTGTCACTCAGGCCTTCGGTGGTGCTACCGTAGGTGGTATCGGTACTACAAGAATTCTTAACGGTCACCTCAAGGGTATCGTCACTGGAATCGGTGCTTCTACTCTTGACCTTAAGGTCGTTAGTGAGGTATCTGGTGTTGGTACTGTAACCAATGTAGATTACACCAAAGGTGGTGTTTATGAGTTCAAGACAACCAGAGCTCTTAACATTGTTGGTGCAACTGGTGCTGCAACAACTGAGATTACGGTCATTAGAGACGTAGGTGGTACTTCAAACGGTGGTGTCGGTCTTGGACAGACTCTCTTCCTGTACAACACCATTTCACAGACAACCCTTGACGAACCAGGTGGACAAGCTCTGGCGATTGGTGCTACTGGTGGATACTTCTCATCTGTATCGGGTATTCAAACCGTTGGTGCTGGACATTCCAACATTCTGTTGATCGGTGGAGAACTGATCGGTGTCGGAATGACCATCTTTGGCAACTTCGTTGGATTCTCCACAAGAGGTCTTGACGGAACAAGTGCTGCTGCACACAACGATGGATCTAGCGTTTATATTCTCACCCAGGCTGGTGCAGCAACAACTGCTTCGACCAGTGGATCTGGTGCCGAAACAATCATCGGTGTAAATGGTCTTGGTGGTATCGACGTTGGTGATTACATCAGAACACAAACCGTTGGTGTTGGTACAACTGGTGAGTTGATGCAGGTAACTGGCATCACTACAAACTCAGCTCTCACTCCAACCACTACTTCTGACTGGTACGAGGCTCAAACCCTTGGACTTGACAACGGAACCGTCTACTGGAAGAACGTTGCTCCAAAACCACAAACCTCTGCTTGGGCTTCCGCAAGAAACTCAAGATTCGACGAGATTCACGTTGTAGTCGTTGATGACAGCGGTAAGGAAACTGGAAACGCTGGTCAAATTCTTGAGAAGTGGGTAGGACTTTCCAAGGCTAAGGATGCCGAACTGTTCAACTCACCAGTTTACTACAAGGATTATATCGCAAACAACTCTGAATATCTGTTTGCTGGATATGCTCCTCTTGGAAGACCAACAGGTTTCTCCACTGGAAACACTGCTTTCACCGCAGCTGCTTCTGCTTGGGGTCAGGACGCACAAGGAATCGTATTCTCTGGTATCGGTAGATCCACATATTCACTGCAAGGTGGTCTGGATTACGGCGGTACTTACACTGCTCCTACATACTCAGCTGGTCTGGGTGATCTGATGACCTCCTATGAGGAGTTCGTAAATCAGAAAGAGTATCCAGTAAATTACCTGATCATGGGTCCTGGTCTCGCTTCTAGAGACGAAACTGTTGGTAAGGCTAACAAACTGATCTCGATCGCAGATCAGAGAAAGGACTGTGTTGCTGTTGTTTCACCAAGAAGAGCCGACGTTCTGAGTGGAAACATTCCTCTTACAAACTCAGATACTCAAACAACTAACGTAATTACAACTCTTGATCAAGTAAGTTCTTCTTCTTACGCAGTTCTTGATTCTGGATACAAGTACACCTTCGATCGTTTCAACAACAAGTTCCGTTACATCCCATGTAACGCTGACGTTGCTGGAATGATGGCCAGAACTTCACAAAACTCATATCCTTGGTTCTCGCCTGCTGGAACAACCCGTGGTGTTGTTAATAATGCAGTTAAACTTGCATACAACCCATCACAAGCTCAAAGAGATCTTCTTTACACCAAGAGAATTAACCCAGTCGTTGCTTCTCCTGGTGGTGGAATCATCCTCTTCGGTGATAAGACTGCTCTGTCCTACACTTCCGCGTTTGACAGAATCAACGTCCGTCGTCTGTTCCTCACAATTGAGACTGCAATCGAAAGAGCTGCACGTGCTCAACTGTTTGAGTTCAACGATTCAATCACCAGAGCAAACTTCGTCAACATCGTTGAACCTTATCTCCGCGATGTTCAAGCGAAGAGAGGTATCACAGACTTCCTGGTTGTCTGTGATGAGAGCAACAACACTGCTGATGTGATCGACGCGAATGAATTCCGTGCCGACATCTTTGTAAAACCTGCACGCTCTATCAACTTCATCGGCCTGACATTCGTTGCCACCCGCACTGGAGTCAGTTTCGAAGAAGTAATCGGCACCGTCTGATTATTAAATAGTACAGCACATCATCAACCGTTTAACAGGAGTAAGTAAAAATGCCTCAGCAAATCCCAAATACAGGGAGTAATGCGAGAACCCTGGATACCTTTAAGTCGAAGTTGTTGGGCGGCGGCGTTCGCCCCAACTTCTTTGAGGTAGAGCTGAAGTTCCCTACATTGGGAATTGATGATAATGACGTAAGTGATAGAACTCGTTTCCTGGTAAAAGGAGCTAATCTGCCTGCTTCAATCATCGCTCCAATTTCTGTTCCATTTAGAGGAAGAGAACTCAAGATTGCTGGTGAAAGAAGTTTTGATAGTTGGACTATTACTGTTATCAACGACAGCAACTTTGTTCTGAGAGATGCCTTTGAAAAGTGGGCAAACATCATCAACAAAGTTTCCGATAATGCTGGTGAAGTTGATCCAACTGTTTATCAACAGGAAGCATACGTTCACCAACTTGGTAGAGCCCCAATCACCAACCAATCTGGATCTCCTGCAACATCAGGTAATACAGTTCCTATTCTGAGATCATACCACTTCCATGGTGTGTTCCCAACTAACGTTTCATCGATCGAACTTTCATACGATCAGAACAACGTTATTGAAGAATTCTCTGTTGAATTCCAAGTTCAATGGTGGGAAGCCCTGGATAACAATGGCCAGGTTGTCGTTGGTTGATAAATAGACCATAAGACAATACTGACAAAATGGCTAAATTATTCGGTTTCTCCATAGAGGGGGCTGACGGAGATAATCTGCCAAAGTCTGCGGTTTCTCCTGTTCCGCAGAACGAGGCAGATAAGTCTGACTACTATGTTAGTAGTGGCTTCTATGGACAATACGTTGATATTGAAGGTGTATTCAGAAACGAATACGATCTAGTTAAAAGATACAGAGAGATGTCTCTGCATCCTGAGTGCGACGAAGCGATTGAAGATATCGTAAACGAGGCAATTGTATCCGATCTCAGCGACAGCCCAGTTGAGATCGACCTCCAAAACTTAAACGTCGGGGATAATATCAAAAAGATTATCCGCGACGAATTTAAGTATATTAAGGATCTCCTGGACTTTGACTCAAAAGCCCATGAGATTTTCCGTAACTGGTATGTTGATGGGAGACTTTATTATCACAAGGTAATTGATCTTAAGAATCCACAAGCAGGTATCCAAGAACTGAGATACATCGATGCTTTGAAGATCAAGTATGTTCGTCAGGCTAGAAAGAAAGATCCAAATCTTGCCAGACTGAACAGCAATGAACTAACAAATACACTCACTCCAGAAATGGATGAGTATTTTGAATACAATCCAAACTCAGGTAAGTCGGGAGCGTCTTATCTCCCAACCGCAGGTGGAGCAGCTGGTGGAATTAAGATCGCAAAAGATGCAATCACATATTGCACCTCTGGTCTGGTAGATCGTAACAAACATAATACACTCTCTTGGTTACACAAGGCAATTAAAGCCTTGAATCAACTGAGAATGATTGAAGATAGTTTGGTTATCTACAGACTGTCTCGTGCTCCAGAAAGAAGAATTTTCTATATTGACGTAGGTAATCTACCTAAAGTAAAGGCTGAACAATACCTTCGTGAAGTCATGAACCGTTATAGATCCAAGTTGGTCTATGACGCAAACACGGGTGAGATCCGTGATGACAAGAAGTTCATGAGTATGCTTGAGGACTTCTGGCTGCCAAGAAGAGAAGGTGGTCGTGGTACTGAAATCACAACTCTACCAGGAGGACAAAACCTTGGTGAGATTACTGATATTCAATACTTCCAGAAAAAACTCTACAAAGCTCTGGGTGTTCCAGAAACCCGTCTTGGTGGGGAAGGTGGTTTTAACCTTGGTCGTTCTTCCGAAATTCTCAGAGACGAACTGAGATTCAATAAATTTGTTGGTCGTCTTCGCAAGAGATTCTCTAACATGTTCCTTGACATGTTGAAGACACAACTTCTTCTCAAGAACGTTGTGACTCCTGAAGATTGGACAACAATGTCCGAACATATTCAGTTTGACTATATCTATGACAACCACTTTGCAGAACTGAAAGAAAGTGAGTTGTTCCAAGAACGTATTAATAACGCTGCACAAGCTGAACAATACATCGGTAAATACTTCTCACAAGATTATGTAAGACGTAAGATCCTTCGTCAGACTGATGAAGAGATTGTCGATCAGGATAAACTGATCGCTGCAGAAATTGAGGCTGGTCTGTATCCAGATCCACTGATGATGCAGTCAATGGAACTTGCAG